GCCAGATTTTCGCAAACATCTTTATGCCCCCAAGGGTATTGGAATGAGAATTAACCGTAATGGTACTAATATCATCTGTTGGTTGTCTAGTATCAGTTTCTTTTGAATTCATGAAAACCGGATCAACTGCCATTTCATAACGGGGATTCTTGACAATGGCGAGGTGTTCGTACTTCGCGGAAACTAATTCCCGGTCATACGGAACATTATTATAGGTGCCGCCGTTCGTATAATCGTTAGCGTACCAAGCCGTTGAGACACCCCAGCCGGATTGAAGTAGCCTAACCGCTTCGTCGTCATCGACAACAAAATCCGCAAACCACAAATCAGAATTTGATTCATAGTCGAATTTTGCTACGCGACCGACGACCTGAATTTCTTTGAGGGACTCCGAATCAATCGGCTGGCCTGGATGTTCAATGGTGACGGGTATACCAAAAGCCGTTGCCGCCATTGCTTCGAGAGCATTTTGAGGGACGAGGATTGTTTCGTCAGGGTATGCGACAAGTCCCCGCCTCATACAAGGCATACGAATTGTTTTGCCTACGGTCATTTCGGCCATGTTATTTGCCCTTAGATTTAGATCGTAGATAATTTTCTTCTTCAATGTAAAAAACTATTGCTGAAAGTTCTTTACACGCACTGTCTGCTTTAGACTCAATTGACCTATATGCTTTTTCAACTTTTGGATCTTTTGAGCGCATATTTTGCATTCTTTTTACCACTTCCCAAACTTGACCTTTCCACTGCTCCAATAGGCCGCGCAAAGCGTAGTCTGTTTCGTCTGAGTTTTTTTCTAATTTTTTGTCAACTTTTTTTAATGTATTAACGTCGTACCCTGCCGACATAAGCCTAGCATCAACTTCGCCCTGAGCATCAGACGTAGTTAATCCTTCGTCCTCAAGTTTTTTTACTTCGAGAGCATACTCGGCCTGCGTTTTAGGGATTTTTGAATTGTTCTTTTTTTCTTCTAGGCTGTAATCACTTGAATATCGACAGTTTTTTGGATCAAAGTTATTGTTCATATCCGTCCTCTAAATTCATTTCGCAACCGGCCTCGATCAAGGCATCAACGATTTGACTTAAATACATCTCGTCAATGGCTTTAGCTTCGCAAGCTGCGACGACTAATTTCAAAACATAGTTTTCTGCTAGGTTTTCTTCCATGATGAGATTCATTTCAAAACCCAGAAAACCAGCTGATTATTTTGTCGATTTTTTTTTGATGCTCTACATTAGAATATTTTGATTTTTCTTTTTTTAGGCGATAAATGATAGGATCAACGTAGCTTTTCATATCTTTATAAGACGTGTCGTAATCCGCAATCTTTTCGATCCTGTCTATTTGTGATAACGCCCAACGCTCTATTACTTCTAGGTCTTCCTTAGAGCCATTGGTTTTTCTCGCTTCCACTATGTAATCACTAGAATACCGGCAGTTTTTGGGGTCGAAAGTGTTGTTCATTTTTTATTCCTCGAACCATTTAATCATTTCGTCAATAATTTGACGCTGTAGTGGCTTTGAATAATTTTTCTTTTCGCGGATTAATCTTTGGCGAACATCTTCTGCCATCTTTTTTATCGTTTCCAAAGAATCATCATCGCCCATAACATTATCTAAACTAAACTCTATTCGCTCCACTTGTCGTTCTGCCCACTTCCTAAGCTCGGCTAAATCACGATCATCGAAGGAGTTTGCCGCGTTTATTTTCCTAGCTTCTACTTTGCTTCTTTTTTCTTGGTATTGGCCGACGAGTTTTCCGTCTTTTGATTTAGATTTTGATATAGCTTCTTCTTTGGAATCAGCGGTAACGTCCCAATCAGAACCGTCTATAAGTATGGCGTTCCATTTTTGTTTACCGTTATCAGACCTGTACGCACTAGAATACCGACAGTTTTTTGGGTCGAAGGTATTGTTCATTTTTTATTCCTTAAACCATTCGATCATTTGGTCAATTTTCTTGCGTTGTTCGGGCTTTGTGTAATTACCCCTTTGGCCCTTTAATTTTTGAACAACCTTGTTGGCCTCAGATTGTATTTCAGAAAAATCACCTTTTCCGTATTCCATGTTATGTTCTATTGCCTTCAATTGTTGTTCTGCCCACTCCTCCAGCAATTTAAAGTTACTGTCTGTCCAGCTGCCGTCTTTATTTTTAGGACTTGTCACCCATCTAGGAGAATTGCTGAATGAAGAATTATTCGCCCTATACTCACTCGAATACCTACAATTTTTTGGGTCAAAAGTGTTGTTCATTGTCCGTCCAAAATAATAGAAATTAATTCTTCTTTATCATTCCCGACCTGATCTATTTCGCTTTCGTCATTGCCCATCTTCCTGAGAATTTCCATCAACTCGCCGATTGATTTTTTTTTCAACTCGTCTTTGGTGTGCTTGTTGTTTTTCTTAATCTGGGAATCAACAAAGCATTTGAACGTTGGATGCCAGTTCATTTCAAAACTCCACAATCGGTGATGCCGTACATCGGCAATTAAAATCTTCTCCCGGATGACCACGCCTTCCGGTTGCTTGGTCTACTACAGGCGGATTAGTCCAATCAAACACGCGACGATTATGAATCTTGTGATCGTGCCTGACCGCGCCATCCCCTACCGTCATCCATTTATACTTCTTGATGCCAGACGCTCGATACTGCGATTCTTTTAATTGCGCCGTATAAAGCGCCGTTTCCTGTCGAGCAATAAACTTTGCCCTAGTGTAGCTGATCTCAAGGCGACCCTCAATTTCCCTTATCAATTCTGACCGTGGTTTACCCGCAAACACATGGCCTTCAACCATTTGGCGAAGTTTAACGACTTCTTCTTCAGCGAAATAAATCATGCTTTCGTCGATGTTTTCACGGAATTTCTTGTTTAACGTCGTCAGAATCGGCTTCGTCACGGTAGTAACGTATTCCTGATCAACATAAATTCGTTGTTCTTGCGTCAAGTTTGGCTGAACCGCCATAACATCGAGAACCGTTTTTTTGAAAGCAGCGGAAGTCTTGTTTGACACCTTGGACGAATATTTTCCAAGGTCCAGAACCTTGATTTTTTCGAGCATGGCCTTTGGCATATCAGAGATTTTTTGCAGGAATTTTTCAAGAATTGTTTTGTCAACGGCCTGGCTTGCTGTTACCGCGACGGCCAAATCGGTAGGCATTCGAGGCAACGGGAGAACGTAGGCATTACCTTTTGCAAGATACTTTGCGCCAATAGATTTCAGTTCCTTTGATAGCGTCGCGTTCCATTTTTTGGCTTGGAATTTGTCGCCCCGGTAGTTCACTGTCCCTTTTTTGATCGCCTCGATTAGCGGTGATGTTTTTGCGTTCTCCGAAACCGTTTCTTCATAGTCGGTTATCAGCGGGTCATAAATGACCTCTTTGATTGCGGCCTCTAGGCATTTCTGCAAAGCAGCTGACCATGCGTTTTTAGGCTCTATTGGTTTGAGAATTTTTCTCATGCCGCGCCATAACCGCCTTCTGATTCGGCCTCAACATCCTTTGGTCCAGCTTTCATATCGTCCAGCTCGTCTTGTTCAACGGCCTCGTTCTCGTTTACGTCTACCGGGAAAACCTTGCTTGCGTTGATCTGTTCGACGCAACCCTTAGCCGTGAGAAGTCCAGAGCGCATAGCTTCAAGACACCTAGAAAGAGAAGCTGTTTTCATTTCCGATTCTTCTTTGTTGGTCATCATGCGTAGTGGTTTATATTCGAATCCTATTGATTCCGGCACAAATCCGAATACTTTTTGGCATGATAATTTCAACATCACCATCAAACCCTGCTTAATTTTTGACCTTATTTCCGTTTCAATCATCGCGTTGTAGTTCTCGATGTCGTCTTCACCGGAATTGAATCCGGCTGAACTAATCCCGAAAAGTTTGGTCATCGGCATACGACACTCCGATGCAAGGTCAATTCTGATTTGTTGTAGGATTTCAGACATCCCGCCGAACGAAATTATTTTTTGTTCGTATTCGTCTTCTTTATCGACGACCAATGCGTTTTGATAGTTTTTGATTTTTGCCGCCGCTGCGATTCTTCGGGCGGTTAGTTGCGCCCCATCGCGGGATGCAATAGCGGAATTGAAACCCTGAATCTTGAACACATCGACTTTTGATTCGTCCATCAATTCGAAAATCACGTTTTGATGTTTGAGAAAAGCATTATACGGCCTGACAAGTCTCTCGAGTTCGCTGACGCCCCAACCTCCGAATTGCCCCCGAATCAGGGAAGGCGCGGCCTTGCCGTTAAGTTTTAGAACGTGCGACTTATGAAGTTTATGGCCGTAATAGTTATACGGACATTCCCGGTCGTCTTTTTCGAACTGATCTAATGCGCCCATGCCGGCTGGCATATAGGACATTTCCCAACGGTCGGCTGCGTAAAATTCTAGTTCTGTTTCAGGAGTAATTTTTTCAATCTGTAGTGGCTTGTCTGTAGGCTGGCCGGAATTAATGATGACGGCCCCGCCACCAAAGAGCCTTCCCCATTTTACAGCCTGAGCATAAGTCAGCAAGATATTGTTTTCATCAATATACTGGGTCAATTTTTTCAAGTCAACGTCGTCGAATTCGTCGCAGGTGATCGTCAGACCGCCGCGCAATGCGTCGTCAACCGGCTGGTCTGTTAGCACCTGGACAATGCCATGTTCCTGATAAAGTTCCGTCAGTAGCGAGCGATTGAGGGTGACGGCTGACCAACGGTTATTCCATGCCAGCGTGTTGGCTTGCGACAATTCCGCGCCGAATCCTAAGCCACCGCCTGCGACACCTTCCACAAAATCGGAGAGGCTATTCATTCGAGCGGTTTGCGTTTCTTTATTTTTTGGTCGCGCCATTTTGTTTTATTCCCGTTCTTAGAAAAATCCAGAATCATAGATTGTGGTTTTTCGCTTGATTAGATTGCTTAGAGCATACCTGATTGCGTCAATAATGTGATTCTGTTCATCCATGACCACCGGAAGAATTTCATCGGTACGTTTGTCTATTTTATACCTGTACAGAGAAAATTCGGCCAAAGTGTTTTTACATCGCGGGTGAATGATAATTTTTTTAAACGACCGGATAAACTCAATTCCATCCTCAACACTTCCGGCCCATTTAGGCGCGGCCTCGATATTCCAGTTCAAATTTTTCAAGAATGAGATTGTTTCCGGTCTTGCACAATCGCCCAGAATTTTCCATTTCGTGCTTTCTGGTACCGATCTAAAAAATTCTGGTAGCTCCGTTAATTCAATTCCATGTCCGTACGCTTCGTGGTCGATGTATAAATTTTCACCACGAGCAAAACACCTTACTAGCGTCGAAGGGTCTTTCGCAAATCCCCAATCTGCGCCAAACCGAAAGTGTTCCCCTGCATCGGCCTCAAAATCCTCGACGAAATATTTGCCTTTGAATACTTGAGCATCGCTATACGACAGCGTATTGCCTTCCCAGATGTGCAGGTATTTGTCGTAATCGGTAGCTTTACAGTGTTCCATCTCTCCGCGCAGGATTTCCGGGAAATGCGGATTGTCAGTCCAGCTCACTTTTTGAACAATAGCTTCCGGTGGGGGAGAAACTATAAACCTTTGAAACGTAGGATCCGTCTCAAAATAAGGGTTGAAAGTAATGATGATTTTACTGTCTGGGTTTCGAATAGTCGGTATTAGGATGTCCCATGATTTCGCGCTAACCTTGTCGGCTTCCTCGACCCAACAAACGTCAACACCCTCGATACTTTTAATGCTGTCTATATTATGGGCAAGTCCCTTGAAAATGAACGAACTGCCGTTATGACATTCAATCTCTTGGTTTTTCACTCGGAACCATGGGGATAACCCGCTATCCGCGATAACGTCTGATAATAGCTTGTGAACCGAGTCACCAATAGAAACCTGAAATTCCCGCGTGCAAAGAAATTTGGTTTTTTTCTCTAAAGCTGAACATATCAGGTATCTGGCGACGCTATGAGATTTTGCGGAACCGCGTCCTCCGTAGAAAACGTGGTAGCGGTTAGGCTTGGTTAAAGTCCTGTATTTTTTCGGGACAGTTATTTTTATTTTATTCGTCTTCGTCATTATCATTTACCGCGAACACGACCGTCGGAGCGTGAGCGACGGCTATTTGCGCATGAATATCGTTGTCAATTTTATCGCGCCATCCGCAAAAGTTTTTCAAACAAAGGTCCAGCATCTTAGTGTTCGGGTCGTCCTTCATCGCTTCCGACAATGCTTTCCTGAGTAATGCCGATTTCGTATGAACGAACTGTTCTTCTATAAATAATGAAAAACTTTTCCCAAATTCTCTTTTTATTATTCTATTAACTGTATTTTCATCTATCCTGAAAAAACTGGCTACGTCAGAAATAGATGGTCTTAGCTTCGCTAATGCTTTTAATTGATCTAAATCTATCTTTATTTGTTTCCTTCCGACCATCAACGGAGCAGGAACGACATCGTCGCCTTGATAAAATTTTTTCCTTTCCTCGTTTGTCATGCCTTACCTCAAAATGTTGCCAAGCCACATTTATGCAGTGTTTCTTGCACTTCTTTCATCAATTCTAATTTATAGTTTTTACCATTAGCTAGTTTTTCTTTTTGCAGTCTCAAAAGTGATTCCCTGTTTCTGATTTTTTGAGCTACGTCGATTTGAGAATTTACCAACCAAGGGGAAACGTCTATGCCGGTTTTAGTGAATGTATTTTTACAAGCTGCATCGAATAACATTAAAACACCGGAAGACAACATTTCGTAGTATCGGTTCGCGGGGCTGTGATAATTTTCGTGCGTTACTTCATCTTCTATGTATAAACCGGCTTCAAAATTCCCTGGAAAAACCATGGGGTCCATCGGGTTATCTACGAACCTCATGTTTTGGTCGTAAGTTTTGAATTCTGGTTTAGCTTTAGCCGAGCAAGTGATCGTCATTTGGTAAGGCCTCGGGTTTTTGAAATACTTCGAGAAACTTGCGACCCTGTCTTTTCTGTGCGCACCATAATAAAACAAACCGGAATTTTTTTTGCATTCGACTTGTTTGATGGAATTGTCGTGGGTAAGTTTATTCCAATTTACATAAACCACACCTTTGCTTGTGTAGTTTGCTATTTTTATATGTTTTCTTTCTTTTATCGCTTTCGGGACACTTATGGCATAGTCGTTTGCAACGTAAATAACGTTCTTGGCTTTTTTGGCTAAATTCCAAGATTCATCTCTGAAACCACAGAATCCCCACATGCCGTTAACGAAAATAGCGGTTTCTGCTTCTAGCTCTACTGTTTCCTCGGTGTGCATTAAATGCCCACCCGTGATTTCAGATAAAAAACTAGCGATCCTGCTACTGGCTATCGTGCTAGTTGCGGTGCATTTCGTAGGGTTCACTATTACTATTTTTTTCATTTTTTTCTTTTTTTATCTTGGTAATCATTGAATTTTTTTATTTCTTCTTCTTTAGACAATGATTTTTTCAATTTCTCTACCGTATAATACACTATGCTATATCTTTTACCGTTACCTTTTATTTCTGTAACACCATGTAAAATGCTTTGCCCATCGAAGATCAAATAAGTGTTTGGGTGCGTCCTGATATAAACGTCATATTCTGGGATGTGCAAATATCCCCCGGAATAATTTTCGCCGACGACTACCATCGCGCTTTTGCAATTTTTGAAATTGCCTTTGTCGAAATGATATTTGAAATTTACGTTCTTATTTATGACCCCAGAAGTAAAAACACTTTTACGGCCTATTCTGTAATTGTCTAATATTTCAGAAGAATTTTTATTGTGTTCAGAAAAAACAGTTGGAAAATATTTTTCGTAAACTTTTTGCAGGACGAATGCGGAAGGTACTATTTTTTGAAAATAAAATTCAGGTTCGCTTCCATTGAACACGCAAGGCCCGGCAATGTGCCCAAATATCGGGCGAGCCGGTATATAACCGAAGTTTAAGTTTTGAATTTCAGCTAAACGTCGGTCCGGTTGATCCGTGAATTTTTCCCAATCTTTAGGATTGCAATTTGTTCTTTCTATGGTCGCCCTGCGCAAATCCGCTAACCTGACGGACTTAGCGATTTTCAATTTTTCCAAATCTTCCAACACGAATGAATTTTCAGGTATAGAACCGAAAACGATGACCGGTTTGCCAGACTCTTGATCTACGATCAGCCTGTCATCTTCTATAAATCGGCTTTGTGCGCTTGGCTCGAAGGTCTTTTTTCCAAGCATGGCTTTGGCATCAATTTTTTTTTTCGATAAATAAACTATGCCCAAATTTTCATTTAATATCATGCGTCAAGCAATCCCAACAAATCTTCAAGAGCCATTGAAAGCAACGCTTTCTGCCCTAATTGTATTTGTTTTTTTTCTGCGTAAGCATCCATTTTAGCTGAGAAAAGATCATATTCTGCTTGATTATCAAACATCAAAATCATTTTATGAGATCTTTCCACTTCATCTGAACTATATTCTTCTGAAGAGGATGTTCCGTCATTTTTACTTGGAAATGTTTGGTTGTCATAATCCAGAGGCAAACTTTCGAGCTGTTTAATCAAATACTCGAAATCATTTTCCGCAGAAAAACCTTCCGTCACCGGGTCGCATTCAAGAGCGTTCAATTGGTCTATCAAGGCTCCCATGTCCCAAGTAGCCAGTTCCCCGGAACGGTTGTCTGCTATGCCGTAAGCAGTGATTTCTGGTCCGTGCAGGTGGCTTCTCACCGCCTTTAGGCTTTCCCATCCCAAGGCTCGCGCGGCCTCCAAAGTGCCGTTTCCCGCGATAACGATAGAGTCTTTTGAAATTACTATAGGCTTTTGTTGCCCGAATCTTTTCAGGCTTCCCTTGATAGATTCAAGGTTTTTTTCGTTGTGTGTTCTTACGTTGGCTGGGTCTAAAATTAATTCGTTTAATTTTATTTCTAAGACTTCCATGTCTTTATTTCCTTAAAATTTTTTTATTTGGTATTTGCTCGTATGTCTTCTTCTAACCCTGAAACGTGCCTATGAATTAATCAATGTTAGGCTCCGTGAATCGGGTTATACGATCCATCGAGCCGCGATAAAATAATTTCGGCCAGTTTCAGAAATTGATCGTGTTCGGCCTGATATGCCTGAAGTGTCGCTCGCATTTCGTTTATGTCGCTGGCGAGGTCTGCGACGGCTTCGTCAAGGTTTTCTTCGTAGTCGCTCATTCTGTCTTCGATTTCTTTTACCGAAGATTCAAAACTTGCAAGGCTTTCTTCAATTTCGTTCACCGAAGACTGCAACATCGCAATGTGATCATACGGTTTCATTTTTCTTTCTTTCGTCAATCCGCTTTAGCAGCAGAGGCAAATATTTTGGCAAATCGTCATTTGTCTGATTTTTGAACAGTGATTTCAAAAAAATAAAAAAGAAATTCAAAACGGACAATCCTCCGCGATTGCATCGGATACCGTATTTTCATCGGCTGATTTTGGTCCACGATCTCCAACAAACTCGATTCGCTGCGCTACGACTTCCGATCCGTAACGACGTTCGCCGTCTTTATCGTATTCGTAGTTATTGATTGTCCCTTCGATTAGGACTTGGCGACCTTTTGCCATATACCGCTGCACGCTATCGGCCAGAGCATCAAAGGCTTTAACATTATGCCATGTTGTTTTGTCTTTACCCGCGCTTGTGGCGACGGAAAACGCAACGATGGATTTTCCATTTTTACCAATCGGTTTCGGGTCCGTTCCCAGTCTGCCCATCAAGATCGCTTTGTTCATTTTTCAGTTCCTCAATTTTTTTGTCGTCATATTTATAAGCTGCGCCGCCATTCAAAACCCATTGATCCAGTTCTTCTTTGTAAAACCTCCAATTTCTGCCCAGCCGATGACAAGGGATTTCGCCATTTTTTACCCATTTGTGAATCGTGCTCATGCTTACAGACAAATAGCTTCTAGCTTGTTGTGTGTTTAACATAAAGTGTTTTTTCCTTTTTAGCTGTGTGATTTCGTATTCAACACTAATTTCAACGTTTACGCAATAGTTCGGGTTCTTCCCTCTTACTTACGCATGAGTCTGCTTACTCAAAGCGCAGGGTTTGCCCGGTGTCACTGACCGGTTACTTTGACCTTCACTCAATTATGGGGTCTGACTCGAGTCCTTAAAAAAAGGAATCCAGTAAGAACCCACAATCTACCTCAAAACTGGCGGCTTCCCGCTTCCCTTGAGGCACCCTCCCGAAATTGGAGAGCTATAGTCGAAGTCGTTCGGATTTCTCCCCGAACATTTAATCCGTCAATCAAGGTTCCCCAATGGTCCGAAGACCAAATCTTTTTACCGACGACTGGATTACCTTCGCGGCCATTACCGCAACGTTGTCGATTTCAGGTATTTTGAAATCGAATCCCATAGTTTTTAGGCTTTTGGGTTTATCGCCTTGGCTTGACAGTATTGGAAGGAATTTGGTATTTTCCAAATCGTGCCCTCCAGCACCGAAACCCGTTCTATCGAAAGCACCTCAACCCTGCTTTTTTAGATCGGGTTTCATTTTACTTATTTTTACGTTCTGGTAAATGCTTATTTTTGCCAAGGATTAGTTTTCTAGAATGTTCGCCCCAAGCAACCATAACTAATTCTAAGTCTTCTATAGATTTTATGACGGCATGAAACCCTCCGGCCGCCATTATTTCATTCTGCCATTGTTTTTGCTCTAGGCTCATACGGCCGGAATCAGATTTTAACTCAAGACTAAAAAACCTGCCGCGTTCTTTGCCTCGGCATATTCCAGCGATATCTGGGAAACCTTTCAGGGGATTTTTTCGAAAAATCTGTTTTCCGCCGACACTATGAATTATCGCGCCGAGAGGCATACGCCACCACATCATCCTATGGTACGTCAGCCACTTTGTAACAGCCAATTGAAGCTGGCTTTCCTTCATTAGTTTTGCAGAGCTATTATCATTCCGTAAAGTATGGCCTTAGTTGGTTTATCTTGCAATGGATAATATTCTATTGCTGTTATCCATTTTTGCGAGAATTTTTTTTCTCGAAGACGTTTCCTGAGCCACACAATTTCATCTGGATTCAGTTGTCGTGGCCTAGTTCTTTGGTCGTCCCTAATTTCTGCTTCTGTCGTCATGGTTCCTCATTTAATCATGGTCACTTGAGCCGATAGTTCTGCCAGCAATGCTTGCGTTTCGCCGTTAGCGGTTTCACCGGGAAGCCGTGGAACGGACTCTCCATAGCCCATTTTACGCCTTTGGATCACTGCCAAAGCCTCGCGCCGCCATTGCGCTTTCAGGGTCGATAAATTGAAATCTGTTAAATCGTTGCATACTTGCGACCAGCCACCATTGAGCCGAACGACCTCGACCCCAAGGCTACCGATTTTCTCGAGAATAGCTTCCGGTTTAGCCGTGTATCCGAGGCGAGCTACCGCGCCGCCGATCAGGGACGCGGCCATCGATGCCTCGTTTTCGTCGTCGAGAACCGAGAATTTTTTTGGATCAAGGATTTCGAGCAACTGCCGAATCGTCGGGAATCCATAATTCGGCCGGCAATCGACGGCCAGACGGGTTAAAGCCATCGCCGCGTTGTCGTAACCGTACGGTCCTAGTGCCGCCGCATATAACCCGATTATGTTTCTGGTTAACGGAACCGCACATAGTTCAGCAATGCCTGTCAGAGCCTCAATAAATTTTTGTTCTGGAGTCGTCAAACTTTACCCTCAATTTCGGCCAACCATAGTTTACCGGCTGATCTGTTGTTTTCTGTTTTTTCAATTTGCCTTGCCATAGACTGGTTAATATTAATTCCAGTGTGTTCGACCACCCCAATCTTATTAAGTATTGTTGCTTGTTGCAAGTCTTGCAACGGATAGAGTCTGTTAAAGTGATATGCGTCTTTTAATAAAAAATAACCCGTCACAGATTCTTTTGCTTTATCAACTCCTAAATTTTTCACGAGGTTCTTGGCTGCTCCCGCTTCCACGGATGTAATAACGGGGGATTTTCCGTTAAATTTTTCCCTAAAACACCAAACGTAATGGGCAATTACTTCGTTTACGCCTTCGATTTTTTTCTTTGTCCATCGACCGCTGGCTGCTGTTTTTGCCTTAGCGACTCTTTTTTCTGCGCTTTGCAAGGCTTCACGATTGCCCTTTATAAGAAATCGGTCTTCAGATTCCTCAAGGTAATTTGCTTTAACTAGACAAATAATTAGGTCCTCTAACGCAAAAAATGAATCCTGTTTATCGAAGCCAAACCAAATTCCGATACTTTCACGGTCGCATTCGCAAAGTCCTTCGCTTTGCGACGCGTGCCAAAGTCGCAAGAGTTTTGCTAGCGCGTGATCCGTCGATGTTTTTAGATATGCCGCCAGACGCTTCAGTCGCGGGTCTGACCAAGCTGAATCCTCTATAACGATGCGAACCATTAGATCGCCTCGATTTCTCTTTTTTGCTGGTCCGTTTTTAGTTTTGAATACATAGGTTTCAATTTAGCGAGGTCTTCAGAATCAAATTCTCCCAAAGATTTTCCGATGAAAGATTCTAAATCTGGAACCGGTACTTTAACTAAATCGAAAGCTGCCACCATATTATCTAGTTCTTTTTTTGTTAATTTATCTGGTTTAACTAAATCAGCCGAAGTGATTACTGTTTTTTTTGTTTGTTCTTTTTCAGCGGTTTTTTTCTTCACGACAATTTCATGGGAATCATTCTCAGGGTCTTTAGGTTCTTCCGTGGGAACGGCGAAGACCTGGAGGATCGCGTATTTGTGCGCGACCGACATTGCTTTGTTGCTAGCCTTGTCGCCAGAATCCATTCCCTCGCCAATGACTGTTGCCGTGATTTTGCTGCCGTCTTCGCTGGAAATAAAATCATATTCAATTACTAGAATCCGATAGATTAGAGCCTTGCCTTGGTTCGTTTCTTTCAATTCCATTTTGCTATCTACTACTCGCGGAACCGTAAACACTTTATATTTTGCGAGCAATGGCTGAACTGCAAGATAAACGTCATCTATCCCCCGGAACGAATAGCCTTGTGCTTGATTTCTTTTGTTCTTTGCGATGCCGCCGATTTCGCCCATTATGCTATTGATTGCGCTATATATTTTCATTTGTTCCATTTTCAAAAATCAAAATTGTTTTCAAAGTTAAAGTCGGCCCATTTAGGCAAATCCCACACATTTATATTTTTCTCGTATCCCACTATGACGTTTGTTTTTTTAACGTGCGCGTACTGCCTAAGATAACGTTTATACATTTCTCGCCCGTGACAAATTGCCGCGTCGGAAATGAGGTGAACTGATATGTCACAATCTTTTGTTTTTTCGACAGCTACGATTACAAAAGGCCAGCCGTGACTCGTAACCTCGCGAACGATGTCGGTATAGTACGCAGCTTGAATGTGATATTTGTATTTCCCTATATCGCGCTCAAAAACCGGGGGATAGGCGCACATCGTAGTTTTTAGATCGACCAAAAAACACATTTCGTCGTTATAGTTATCGAGCCTGCACCGCTTAATCAGTCCTGTTTCGGAATCCCTCGACCAAAACGATGCCTCTTTTTTGCCACCCTTAAAAAACCTTCGAAAATAATCGTCATTATAAAAACGAGCGGCCAAGCGATTAACAACGTCCATGTCGTTTTGTTCGAGTCCTGATTTTCCAAAGTTTGCTGCCTCCCAATCTATCGCATCTTGTTTACCTATTTTTGTTCGCCGATCAAATTTTGGTTTAAGAATATATTTTTCATCGAACAAATCTGGCTCAAGTAAAGCGCAGTGGATTGCCGAACCCAATTCCATCGCTTCGCTTGGTTTCGATGGGTGTTCCATTTCCCAAACTGCTTTAGCCGGCGACATCTCAAACTTTTTTAAATCGCTCTGGCTTACTCCTGGACTCGCGCGGTAAACTTCTTCCGGGCAATCAATCGGTCCTATGTAATGCGATGTCTCTAGTAATTTTTCAATTGCGGAAACGGTGTTGCATTTGATCATTATTCGTCACCTTCATCGCAATTATCTTTTAATTCTTGCCAATCTACACTTGTGTCGACAAAATCTCGCAACCAAGGTTCTTTGATGGCGCGTATTCTCTCGTAAAAATGATCGTGGATTTCTTCAACTTCGTTTTTACTATTAGGATTAAACCACATATTCACGAGCCACGTTGCTCTGTTACTCCAGCCGTTGTACGTCATTAGATTAGTCCTAAAGCAAGTAGCCACGACGGGCTGTTATCGTCACCGTAACCGTCTGGCTCGACGGTTTTTCCGGTCACAGATTTGCAGGTACAATCTGATAACCAACGCCACAAAGTAATTTCGCTAGGCATACGGTAGCCAAAATAACTAACCAGTTGAAAAGCATCAATTTCGTAGGTTTTAGCTTGGCCGATAATTGGGCCTGCGTGGAAAAAAAATTTAGTGCCGTTTTTGCTGTTTTCTGGAATAGGAAATTCAATCGTACCGACCGTTCCTGTTGGCAAAATTTCGCCAGTCTTAAACTTCATTTCTTTTTTCAATCTAACTAGGGAACTCATAGTTTCAACCCTCCAGTAATATTGGTAATTAGCGAATTGCTTTTTCATAAGTAACGGCAATTGAACCCGGAAGATGCGCGGCGGTACTTTTTGCTGATTTTAACGATTTAAATATTTTGGCCTCGTACAAACATCTGGTCCAGCCATCTGCCATTAAATAAATTGACCACTCATCACGATCCATAGTTTCTCGATCTATTGAAAACATTTTTTTGGTTACGATTGAATTTTTCATTTTACCTTCCAGCGATATTTTTAATAAAATTTTCTTCTTTAAGAAAATAAGCAACCACGTTTAATTCATGATTTCCCTGGACGGCGAGCATTTCGCATTCGTTCTCGAAATGCCAACGACCTGTAAAATTTTCTCCTTCAGGAGTTTTATGTATTTTATAAATCAATGCCCCTAGAAAGCCGTGATATCCTGCTGCAATCCGTCCTTCTTTGTATCGAATCCACCCGAATGGAAAAACGTGTTGACCGTCTAACTCGAAACCTTCTTTGTCCCACCTTTTTTTTCCGTATGCATAAATTTCCATTGTTTGCCCTCCAATGTGAGCGACTTGGGCAAGGCTGTACAAATCCTCGACTTCGTCTTGAGTGACTCTGAATTTTGATAAAAACTCGCCGTCGGTTAAAGCGTCCAGCTGCTGCTGCGTGTCAAATCCAGCTAAAAGTTCCTTGAGGTTTTTAAGTGTGTTCATCGTTTGCCCTCCAAGGCGAAAGAAATCCCCGCGTGAGCGGGGAAGTTTTAGAAGTTGTAGTCGTAAAATTTTCGTGGTTGGTCGGATAAACTAAACATTCCTTTGTTCCATCCTTTTTTGCTAAGCCGGATTCGCCACGTGCGATACGAAGGGTTGCTCGTTATGATCCACTTTTGATCGCATTGGTTAATCATTACACCGGCGAATCCGCCCGGAATATGTTCAGGCTTCCAGTTTGGATCGCGAGTTGCATCCATCGGCCTGACCTCGATCGTTTTGTCAGAAACCCAACGAACGATTTCATACGGATCGACATCCGAATAACCGTACCGATTCGCGAATTTCTTTCTGGATTCAACATTAGTAGTCATATAGCTCCTTGTTCCTTGTTCTTCATGTTAGCTTCAAGCAAACTCATCCTCAATCACCTTTTAGCGGCCTCTGCTGCAAAAGGAAAGTGAAAAACACGCAAAAAGAAAAAAAACTAAAAGCGACTTATATAGGAGATTGTTTCCAGAGCATTTTCGTCGGTGTTTTTTAATAAAAAAGATTCAAGATAATAAAGTATAGAACTTTTTATATCTATATTATGCTTCTTATAAAACGACCTTTCGCCTCCAGAATGTAACAGCATGTGATTTTCGTGCGTCAGGGGAACGGTAAGAAAATCGCTTGGCTTTAATCCTGTGCCGCCATTGCCTAAAATCCGAACATGGTGAGCCACAACGCCGTAATCCGAGCCGGAAACGATGCAAGGCTGATTCCTGATAAAATCAAGGTATGGTTTCGATCGGTGCGATTTCACGGGTTAAAAATTCGATTGCCGGATTTTGGCGGTTGAATTTGATAATGGACCCATCCCTTTGTGTATTCAGGATTCTCGATCCAAAGACCACAGGCTTCTAAAATCTCAACGTGGTTGACGGACCAGCGGCCTAACGATCCGTCGGGGTCAGCAATGTCGCAAGCCTCGCAAGTCAGGTGCCTGGATTTCGGTCTGCCATCGACCGCGCAATTAAGTTGTCTCGGCCTGTAGCCACTCGTTACAATCATGGGAAATCCCCAGATGTCCCGGAGCAAATTCATGGAACGCAAAAGACCGCCTAAATTTTGTTCCATGGTTCCGTCAATCGGAAACAAAACGTCGCGTCCTTTTAAAATTTCTTCGCGAGAAATCAATCTGCCATCCCTTGCGCTACGAGTAATTCGCCGACATCGCCGCCTTCAAATTCGACTTCAGCGGTTAATCTTCCCAATCTGTTTTTTTCGTGAACAAAACAAATCACATCCTGACCGATTAGATTTTCCGAACACCAATTTTCGC